TTTTTTTTGTAATAATAGTTTTGTTGAACGTGGCCGCTGCGATAGCGACCACGTTTTTATTGTTTTTTCTTGCGTTTCTTTGGCGAATCGACGTTACGAGCCAGCATTGTCGCCACACGGTCGAAGTCATCATATATCGCCTTGGGCTTCACTTTGGCATAACGCTGCGTCTGGGTGATGTTTGTATGGCCAAGCATTTTGCTCACATGCTCAATGGAAACTCCTTTATCAAGCATGAATGTTGCAAAGGTATGACGAGCAAGGTGAGAGTGGAGTTTCGTTTTGATCCCTGTCATTGTTTGCAGGGCTTTCAGTTGTCGGTTGTAGTCGGCATTGGAAATCTGAGGAATCTCCCAATTGTACTTTTCGAGAACCTTCACAACTGGAGGCAATAGATAAGAGACATACGGCACGCCGGTTTTTATACGCTCGCCGACGTTCTTCCAGGCTGAGCCATCCCACTTATAGTCTGAGGCATCGAAAGCCTGCATGTCTGAGTAACTGAGGCCAGTGAACATCTGAAAGATGAAAAGGTCACGCGCAACATCGATGGGTGAGCCTTTGGGCAGTATCAGCGTCTCGAACATGTTCATTTCTTCTTCAGAGAGATAATCAGGCAGCGGTTTGTCGCCTCTCTTAAATTTGCCCTTCAGTCGGTTGTAGGGGTTATTGTCTATCTTGCCAAACGTGAGCGCACGATTGAGCAAGGCGCGCAGGCACTTGTGATAATTATAAATGCCACCATCGGAAAGGTTCTCCGGCTGAGCACCAGCTTTACGCTTTGCGTCACTGAGTGGTTTCGTCACAGTATGTAACCACGCATCGAAGTTGCAGATGTTCTCGACGGTCAAATCATCCCAGGTTTTGATCCTTCCGTATTCAGTCAGTCGCACCACGAGCGGGTTATAGTGATTGACCGTACCGTTACTCACACCAAGCAGCGGAATCTGTTCTTCGCACCAATCGATAAAAGGCGATTCCTTAGAGTTTGTTTCCTTGACACTCCAGATGTTTGTTTTGATGGCCTCGATGTTAAACTCCTCACCATCGCGCACGCATACGTCCACGCACGTACATACTTTACTATATAATATGGCCAGCCGGTCATTGAGTACCGACGCGTCAGGACGGTTCACAATCTTTCCCGCCACATATTCAGCCTTGCGTACTTTGATACCAGTGCCGATGTGATAGTATTTGCCGTTGAACCTGATTCTAATATCCAACTGTCCCTCGCCGTGCTTTTCAGCACGACATTTATAGTCCCAGACTATGTTTGTTAATATTTTCATTTTTGCTATTAAACTTTCATTAAACTTTCATTAAACTTCCATATCAGGGTCGCCAAGCCATTCCCAAATCTCATCCAGCGATGGCTGTTTATCGTTTTTAACATCTGGATCATGACCATCAATTCCTTCGGGGTCTTTGGTTACAACCTCAGTGTGGCTATGGGTTTCAATACCTTCGGGGGCGTGGTCTAAAGCCCCATTGTTAATTGGATGTTTCCCCATCGTTCCCCATTGGGGTAATATTTCGGGGTAACTTTCGCCCAAAAATGTCTCAAAATGTCGTGTTTTTGTCTTTCTTCATATCCTCCTCCGATTTAAGCAAAACCCCTGTATTTACGGTGGGTGCGCCCATTTCTGCGCATATCCCCACCAAATATCGCGTGATCCGTTTGGGGTTATGCGAAAATAATGTAATCTGGTGATATTGAATAGGTTAACTGTGTGTGTTTCATGGCGATGGGGAAATCTTGGAGATAGTTTCCACATCACATGAAGGTTATTCAATATCGTAATTATTATATAGTTCACACGCATGAGAAAAACGCAAATATCTGTTAATTACTTACCCTTCGGTGGGAAAGCATCGATGGCTTGTTTGACCATTTTTTCGGTGATAAACTTCACATTGCCACGGATGTAGCCCACAGGTGTCTTGTTGGTTTTTGATTTTGATTTTGACTTTGTGGTGGCCTTGACTGGTGGCACCTGAATGGTCAGGATGGCTTCACCTTTATCATTGACGCGCAGAACGCCAAGGTCTTCTTCGGTGAATTTTGGGTGTTGACTGAGGGCTATCGAGAACTGATCCTTAAAACCTTCTAATTCCTTGACGACTGCATCGAACTTTTTGCGAGATTCGCGCATCTCTATAATCAAGGCATCATTCTGTGTGCGGGATATTTTGAGGTCAGCCACCAGCGAGTCATTAAACTCTTGCGACTTTCGGAGTTCAAGCAGGAAAGCGTCGTTTTTGTCCTTTGAAGCCCGAAGCTCTGCGATAAGATTCTCACATTGACGCTCCAGCAGTTCATTACGGGTGGCAAGGCGAGCAGTCTCTTCGCATAGTTGCTTCACAAAGTCAGGAATCTCAGGCTTTGTCAGATTGATATTTTTATCAATATCCACATTACGCACTTCTTCCTCAACGGTAAGGAGTGCGCCTTTGCCTGTCAGGAGGTAGTCAATGTCAAACACGCCTGGGTATGCTTCGCAGATATTCTTGAATAAACTATCGGTGAGATACTTTTCATCTCCATTCATAGCAGCCGACATACTTGTACGACCATAGTGGAGTGCTTCGGCGAATCCAGTCTTTGTGTGGATGCCGAAATATCTACGCAGGTGCTCATAGACCTCAATCAGACGTTTTTGTCGCTCAATCATACGTTTTTGTCTTAAATGTTGTTAATATCCTACACTTTTTTAGGATAAATCTTTTCAATCCCACATTTTTGACTTATATTTGCACCCAAATTAAGTAAGTTAATAATCGGGCACAGAAATAGCCGTATGACGGGAAATCAATTTTAGGGCTTTGATAACCGCCATTTGCGCAGGTGATAGGGTGCAAATATACGGCTTTTTCTCTGATTATAAAACAAAAGTGTATTATAATTAAGAAAGATTAAGTAAAATGGTACAAGAAAAGGTGACACGACATGAACTTAGGGAAATGCGCATCGGACAGACTCGCATCTTCACGCTGACGGACGCAAAGAAGGTGTCTGCTGCCCGTGTGACTTGCACCCAGTTGAAGCAGGAGGAGAAATTGGAATTTCTGGTTAAGCAGGATTTTGACGCAAACGCAGTGAGTATTACGAGAGTTAAATGATAACTAAAAAAGGAACTATGAACGATTTGATTCAATTTGGAGAGAGCAGGCAGACGATGAGCAGTTTGGAGATTTCCAAGCTGACCGGTAAGCCACACAATGATGTACTGAAAGCCATCCGTGCGATGGAACCAGCATGGGAGAAAGTCAACGGGGGAAATTTTTCCCGCGTTGAATATAAGGATGCAAAAGGTGAGATGAGACCAGCATTTGAACTGACAAAGACTGAGTGTCTGTATGTCGCCACAAAGTTCAACGACGAATCCCGTGCAAAGTTGGTCATCCGTTGGGAGGAACTTGAAAAGAAGTCACGCGAAGGAATGATTGCCTTGCCAAACTTCACCGATCCTGCCGAAGCTGCAATGGCATGGGCTAAGGAATACAGAGAGAAGAAGGTTCTCGCCATCGAGAATAATGAGTTGAAGATGGAACGTGCTCGTCTGGAGAATGAGAACGTACAACTTGCAGCAGAAAACCAAGAACTAAAGCACGACAGAAACTATCTTGATCTGATTATGCGTTCGAAGGCTTTGCTGACCGTATCGCAGATTGCACAGGATTACGGCATGAGCGCAAAGGCTATGAACAAACAACTGGCGGACATGGGTATTCAATACAGCAACAACGGGCAGTGGATTCTGTACGCTCGTTATAAGGATTGCGGCTACGTTTCAAGTCGTTGCATTGATATTGTTCGCTCAAACGGTATGCCTGATGTCGTGCTTCACACTGAGTGGACTCAGGCAGGGCGTCGATTCCTCTATGAAGAGCTAAAGAAACTTGGTATTATTCCGATGTTAGAAAGAGACTAAAATGAGGAAAGCGTTAGAACGATTGGTGAAAGTGACCAAAGAGTTTATGGATGCGAATAAAGCCGAAGTCGATTTATTAAGAAGCAGAGTTAAAGAATTGAGTGAGGAAAACAAGAGATTGAAACGCGAAATCTTTAAATATAAAATCAATGGACAGTAAACTAAGAGCCGAGATAGTTGCGACGGTGAAGCAGGCGATGTTGACCTATAATGAAAAATGGGTCACGGCTGAGGTACTTTGCGAACACGTCGGCACACTGACACCTCGTTTCATGAAGGATCATGGTCAGATGTTCAACAGAACGCGCGTGGAGTGGAACGATGAACAGGGCCACCATGCCACAAAAGACTGGCTCTACCCGCTGCATGAGATTAAGCAATGGGTTCAGGATGGAAAGATAAAGGATTTAAAAGTTGAATAGGTTATACCGTATGTTTTAGGTTATTAGATTGTTTTCAAAAGTAGTTACGTCTGGCAGCGGCCAACGCATACGTTAAGTTATTAAATTACTATTTCTTACCACCAGCCATCCGTGAGGCTCGCTGGTTTTCAAAAAGACAAAGTAACGAGTTAAAGACAAAATAACAGACTAATAATTTGGAAGGTTGGCTGAGTGGATGAAAGCACCTCACTGCTAACGAGGCAAGCGGCAAAACGCTTCGGGAGTTCGAATCTCTCACCTTCCGCAAACGCCGAGGGACGTGCAGCGTGCAATCCCGGTAAGTAGGCAAAATCATTTGTTGA